GTAGTCATAATTATTTGAATTATGCACCTGTTAAGTATGCTACCCCTGAATTACCGTTATAATCTGATTTCACAATCAATGCCATTGAACCAATAACAGAGAATTGAGATAACATCGGATCAACTTGAGGCAACTCATAAAAAGTAATATCTTGAGCAACTTTAAGTTCAAGTACATCACTTCTCATCTCTACAAGTATACACTCGCCATCCCCTAATCCTGAGCCTAGCTCTACTTTTCTGATTGGAGCAAAAGCTTCAAAACGTTGCTTATATGTTTTTTCGCCTTTGGCTGTTGAGTAGTCATTGTCAATATATCCCCAGTTATCTGGCGAGACATACAATATACAACTGTTTTCAGTAAAACCGTAACCATCAGTTTGCAGCTCTTTAATCATTTCTTGGATATCAGTCATTGGGTTTTCACTCCCGCCACCCCAAGGGGCAACTGCTGTTTTTGTGTTCACTCCGCTTGAATTTCTTAGTCCGTTAAGTTCCATCCCATTAACACTCTTGCCAAAACCATTCCAACATACAGAATTAATTTTTTCAGCTACTTTTCTTGTCGCTAATTCAAGCCCTGTTGTCGGCAATGACATACTACCACGACCTAAAACTGCTTGTATTCGTCGTTGATCTAACTCAAAATCTTTTCGATAAACTGGTACTGGTACACCTGCTTGGTTGAACGTTAAAGCTCCGTTTTGGGAACGTGTAATTCCGTCCATTGACGCTTCTGCTTCTGACATATCAGCCAATTTGTCATATGAAACAATAGTATCACCTAAATTAAGGCTGTTATCAACTAATCCTGCTTCTACACAGTCTTGAACAATTCTTAATTCTTGCTTAGCAACTTTGACAAGCTTATCATCATAAAACTTATAAGCGTCTGTTGGTAGTGTGCTATTAGTTCTCATCTCTGCAAGGTCTAGTTTGCCTTGTTCGTTATAAATAAATTTACTCATTTTTTTTACCTCCTATTTATTAAAATTATAAAATTTCTACTTTAATTCTTGCTTTGGAAGAACCAGCACTATTGTCTACTGCTGACAATGCATAAGCTTGAGTATTAGAGCCGTCTGTGTCTTTTTTGAATCCACCTGCACCGTCAAACTCTAATGGGTCGCCGATAACAATCGCCACTGCTGAAGCCGCTACAAATCCATACACCTCATCGCCTGATTGAGCATAGTTAGCTAGTACATTGTCACCAGTTGCGTAATCGTCATCAATTCCGCCACCTTTTGACGTGTTTTCTACTGCGTATAATAGTGAATTAGTTCCTACTGCTGTGTGTCTAATAAAATCGCCATCACTAGCTCTCTCAATGAAATCGCCCGGTGTAATAGCTCCCTGAGCTTTTCCTTCCTTTCTAAAAGGTTTACCGTTAGTTTTCAAACAAATTGTTTCTGCCATTATATATCCTCCTGTAATGAACCAATTAATCCCTTTGGCTCGTATTTTTCTTCAACCTTATTAATGCTTACGCCATTACCACTGTAATTTTTTGGTTTAACAACGTCATTAATTTTTTGTAAAACATTAAACGAAAATGTGCTAACTTCTTCTTCTGTTAAAGTTGTATTTTCAATTAATGATTTTTTTAATTCTTCTTTTTTACCGTCAAACTCTTTTAACTGATTTTCAATAAATTCTTTTTTTTCATTGTCAATTAAAGAATTTTCAACTAATTCAGTTTTTTCTTCTTCTGCTTCTGGTTCTGTTTGTGTTTCTGTTTCTGTTTCTTCTTTTTTAACTTCTTCTTCACCAACTTCATTGGTTTTTATTTTACTTTCATTATCCATATACATACCTCCTTTATTTTTTTTAACATAATTAGTTTTTTGGACTACCTCAATGGCGTCATCTCCTAATAAGTATTGATCTTTTTCAATGTCATATTTATATGACTGTTTATAAATTTTTCTATCGTTATTTTTCTCAAAAATTACAACATCGTCATACATATCCATTATATATATATGGTCTTGATACATTTTAGACAATTCATTATAAATTTTTTTTTGAATTTCTTTATGCGAATAATTGTCTAAATATTTTTTTAAATTAATAACTTTCAAAGCTTCTTTGACCTTTTCAACTAAATTATTTTTATTTTCATTTTCATAATCGTTATGTTGACATCGGCAAGATGATAAACTGTCGTCACATTTACAGTCATTTTCAATACCTGCACCGCAACCATCGCCAATTGAACAAGCTCCTATCTCATTCGGTAATAATGCCAAATGATCTGGTCTTATATGTCGTACAATACCTTTATATTTTTCATCCTTATATTCACCGCTAACATTCTCAATATTACAGTATAAACCTGTTGATACTTCCATTATTTCCCCATTCTCAAATTTTTCTATTATATATTCAGCATTTAATTTTTTAACTTTTTCAATATTAATATATAAATTACCTTTCAATTCATTGTTTTCAGTAAATTCAACATCAAAAAAATGACCAACACTAGTAAGTTCTTGTATTCTTGGACTTCTTGCACTAATTGCAACATTGTTTTGTTTTGGGTGGTTAATTGGTACTGGTACACCTTCCCACGTTTCAATCCAATCTTTAAATTCGTTCGCTGGAAAAAAATACTCATTCATAACCATTTCTTTAGCACCAACTACTGGAACAATTAAATGTTCAAGGCCTTCAAATAACTTTCTTTCAATTTTTTTTGTTGTCTCTACATTCGAAATTATGTAATTTGTTTGTCTTTCCATGCCTATATTATAAAACATAAAATTAATTATGTACATTTTTTTGTAAATAAGTTGTTAGTAATGTTTATAACTTGTTAATAACACAATAATTTTAATAAAAAAAATATAATATTGTGGATAACCTGTTAAGAATTTGTTAAGAATTTGTGGATAATTATTTTTGTATTTTTTCTTGATCTTTTACCAAAGATTTAAAAATTGCTGAAACTGCACACCTACAATTAGGCTCTCCTGTTAATGTTGCTACTTTCTTTTTTGTGTAATATTTTCCGTTCCTTGATCTATGCTCTGGTCTTACTCGATCATCTGCTCCACTTCTCCACCTATATACTATCTCGTCATCGGGTGCGTATTGTTGTAGATTTTCTCCCTCAAATATAGTCGCTAACTGGTATGTGTTCATAATTTCGGTTCTAGCCAGTAGCCTAGCCCTTGTTTTTCCTATTTTATCAACCCGATTTCTTATTCGTCTTGCAATGGTTAATGAGCTATCACCTCGTAGTATTCCACTCGTTAACTCTCTATTAATCTGTTGAGCCATTGTTTCGGTTATTCCTCTTAACTGTTCAATGTTTCTTGAAAACATTATTTTCAATTTTTGGACATGGAAAGGGTCTAATCTTAATTGTCTTGGTATTGGTATTATATTGCGTCCTAATATCCTTGCAATATCATTATTTGTTTTTTTAACGGCTCGGTTATAACTGTCTTGAATATATACTAAATACCAGTTAAGCCTTTCATCACCTATATTAAGCGTACCACTTAACAATAATTCGTTGATTGTTTGATCTAGCCAAATGTTAAACCTATCAAGTTTTTGATCGTCTCGTAAAAAAACAAATTCATCTTTTATTAAAGCTTTTGCATTTTCAAATATCTTATTTTGAGCAATACTTTCAAAAATTAAATTATCTAATTTTTTAAATCTTCTATTAATTTCTGAAACTGCTTTGTTCCTAAGTGTTAAAGTTCTTGTTGGATCATCGCGATATAAATTTTTGTTCGCCATTCATTTATTCGTTTTCGTCTCTGTTATCCATCTCTAATAAATCGTCTTCTCTATATTCTAAATTTAAAACTTCTTCCATGAATTGCTTTGGGGGTATCATCATATTTGCTTCTGGACTATTAACATAACTAGCGATTGCTTGAGACTTTTTAAGTGATATTTCTGCTTTTTTCAACTCGTCTACTGCTTCTAAATTCTGCCAAACAACATTGTATTCATTATTTTTTGGTGTAGGTAAAACACCTGTATTAATGAAAAAATCAATAATCGGACGTAAAATAGTATACTCACAATAGTTATGCTGTCTTTTTTTAACTCGTTCCTGAAAATTATTAAAATCTTGCGTTGACGCTAACTGACCTTGTTCACTACCTAATAATATCCTTTTTGGAATTTCAGTTGTTGCTGAAATTAAACTAATCAACACATCAAAATGATTTTTAGGGTCTGCTATATTATGATTAATTGCTTCAACGTCCATCCCTGCTGTTTGAATAAACCTAGTCAATGAATTAGTATAAT